CCCCTTTCGCGGATCTTGCTTTCCTCTTTAAGCAGATCGCTAAGATTAGTGCATATAGGAAACACAGGCATATCAATCGCGAAAACGCAAAAGGTTTCCTCATGAACAAGGACAAGAAACGCTTCAAGGTGTGTAAGATCACAAAACCAACCGACATTCACTTCTTTAGGCTCCCTTTAGGCAAATTCGCTTCTAACGGCAATTTCTCCTTCTCAGTCTACACTCATGCTGACATGTACTTCATTGACTTCCCAGGCAAATTCATGTTTGTTTTCACTCGCACCGATATCAGCCACATTATCAACTACTGCGATGCACTAGCAGGCGCTTACTTCTTCGGGAAATATAAGGAAATCATCGACTCTGATCCTAATTACAACAATAGACTCTTCGAGTTCATCAACCTGTATTCCAGTTGCCCTGCTGACAAGATAGACAAATTTTGCGAGTCCTGGACCTCTGCCTCCCGCGTAGTCAGGTGTAAGTTAGCTGGCGCATTATCCTACAATGCCATGAAAATCCAGATTGCTGAACGAGACGAGAAGAAGCATAATGAGGTTGTTAGTTTGCAGACATTCTTCAGCATTTGCAACAACAAGAGCCCCCAGACATTTGCTGACGTGAGTTCACTCAACCGAGTTTGCATGCCCCCTGACTATGATGTTACTGCAGCCTTTAGCGAAGAGATGGAGATGCATCATTCCAAGAACAAGGTCGGTATTGAGGTGTCTCAAGAGCATGAAGACCTGTACAAACAGTTCCTTAATTACAACAGGTACCAATTCATATCTCACTTCTTCAAAGCCTATCACCACCTCCCTGGCTATGTCGCAGACGACTGCCCAAATACAGGCTTTAGAGATGCTTACAACCGCAATCCTCGCCATTGGCCCATCATGAATGAGAAAGACACCAATTATGTAGTCTTACGTGGGTGCCTCAAGTATAAGAAAAGAGACGAAGACATAGAGATGTATTTCAAAGACGCTGGCTTCATACCTGACAACCTCCACAGCAACCTCAGTGACGAACGCATTTTCAAGAAAGATTCCAATATGATTGTCCACATGATTCAAGGAGACTCGAGATTTGACCTTGACAAGTACCGAACTGAATTCACTAAAAGAGAACATCCTATCAAGGCTAGCTTCAAGGTAGAATCTGGAAAGGAACTCGGTAGACTCTTCTTTGTGTACGGGCTTGGAGACAAAATGCTTATGGCTGAGCTAGAGGAAAACATATCAGACTTCCTAAAACACGTTCCTGGAAATGCCGTTGGTGTTGCCAATATAGCTATTAGAGAGAAGATGCTCAAATGGAACAAACTTGAAGCCTATGAAGATGTCAACATCAAACCTCTTTTCATGAGCGATGACATTAGCAAGTGGTCCCCTCATATGCCTGTCAGAGTCCAAGAAGACAGTGCTCGTTTTTGGGCAGAAATCTACGACCAAGATTGGATTGGCGACATCACTGAGATTGACAAGAAAGACCAAGTTTTCTGCAACATTATGAACTACAAGGCAACTTACTCATCTTTTGGAGCTAACAAAGAAGGGACGTCTGGCAAAAGAATCACTTACCTTATGATCAACCTCAAAGCCTTTTGCACCGGAATCCTCAGAAGCAAAAGAGGTGGCGAAGAGTTAATACATGGCAAAGCTCATCTCCTCACTTTCCTAGATGATGGACTCACAGTTGTAGATGTTCGCAAAGACAAATTCTTCGAAGATGCAACCAAAGTCATCGAAGGGTACAGCAGAATTCAAGCAGCCATTGGTTACACACTCAAAACCTCTAAGTGTTACCCTTCTGACAGTTACATGATTTTCCTCAACTATGAGTATGCTGGGGGCAAGAGGTTATATGACCACTTCAAGTCTTTTGCTAAACTTTTCACACGCAAATCAGGTGATCTCATGTCGTTCCCCGAGAGACTCAGAGAAGTTGCTACTTGGGCCATTGGTGCTTGTGATACTAGTTCTGAAATGATGGCTACCTATATGGCTTACGTATACCGCTCTGTAGTTGAAGAATACAATTGGCTCGGTTACAAAGACAGAGAGGCCCCTACTCAAGCCAAAACACTCCAGTGGATAAGTCCCATCGCCTTAGGCGGGTATGGTTTACTCCCAATACATTGCATTGCTTCTGGCATTTCTCGCAGTTCCTTCACTGAGTGCCTTAAGACCGTTCAGATGCTTGCAAGAGTTAAGCCAGTCTTCAAACCTGCCTATATCGCCATCGTCAAGACCCCAATTGCTGTTAAAGCCCCTACTGCTGCCCTCAGAAGCCCAGACACCATTGTCTATGCTGTACCCCACCTCACTGAGCACAGAGTGACACACATAATAGAAGACAAGCTTATCAAAGATAGCTGCAGCCCGTATCTCGGCGAGTATGTCTCCATTCTCAGGAATGACAAACTCAAAGATTTCGCTGCTGAAGTTATGGATAAGCTCAAACTCCCAGTCTGTGCTGCTTACCAAGCAGCCTATGAAAGCTCACCTATGTACTTTGTTGATAAGATGATCGCTAAAGTGCGCAAAGCCTCAACCCTTCAAGACCTCCTAAGCAACGATGATATCGTCAAGGTCATGAAGGCTAACGAGGCTGATGTGCGCAAAGCCTCATCCGTATTTGTTGATCGTATGTCTATGGCTGGTTTGTAAGGCG